TAATTTAGTTTTTTTAGATTCTATCTTATTTTGTTTAGTTCTTTCTTTTAATATATTAGATTCTAATATTTCTTTTATTCAATTTTCAATATCTTGTATTTCATTATCTGTTTTAATTTTTTTAGTGTTTTCTTTAGGTGTTAATTTAATTTTATTATTAATTTTTCAATTATAATTTTTTTGTTGTTTAATTAAATTTTTATATTGATTTAATTTATCTTGTAATCAATTTTGTAATTCTAATATACTAGGTTTTTTAGATCATCATACTTTTAATATTTTACCAATCTTAAATAATATAGCTCTTGAATATCAAAATGAAGCAAAATCTACAACATTTGATAACACATTTCTAGCAACATTTCTGAAAGATCATCATATCATTCTAGCTCTTTGTGTATCTACAGCAGCTTCATTAACCATTTTTTCTATTAAAGTTTTTGCTGCTATCTCATTACTCCATGTTTTATCTAAATTTGTTAATTTAGCACTATCTATTTTTTCAAGATTTCATCAATTTCTTACAAAATCCTTTATTCAAGCTCTTATACTTTCACTAGCAGTAGCTCAATTTCATTTTAATTTATCTCAATATTCATTAAAAGTCTTTTTTTGTTTTGCTAACTCTTTTGCTATTTCATTTATTTCGAATCTATTTAATCATTCATTTTCAAATTTAGTTTTCCATCACTCTATTTTTAAACCTAACTTTTCTTTAATTCAAACTTTTGATAGTTCTTCTAATGATTTTAATCATAATTCTACATAATTATATGTCTTCTCTCAAACAGCTTTTATAGTATCTTGTATTTTATATTTACTAGTGTCTTTCATTAATTCTTTATCTAATGATTTTTTAATTATCTTTGTAGAACTATCTAATCAAGTTTTCATTTCAGAAAAAGTTTTTGAATTTTCAATATTTTTATATGCTGATTTAATTCATTCAACTGCTTTATTTTTCATTTTAAGCCATTGATTTGTAGGTTCTCATGACTTTGATGGTATTAAATCATTTAAAATATTATCTAATTTAGTTCATATATCTTTAAGTTTTATATCTTTATAACTTTTAACAAATTGTCACATTGTTGTTTTTACATCATCAGGTAACATTCATATTGTTTTTTGGAATGTATTCTTAATAAGTGATTTTCATCAGCTAGTTAATGGTTTTGCTCATTTAAATATTCACAACATAGCTAATCATGCTATAAATCAATCAAATCTTTTTTTATCTTCATCTGAATATCCATCTCTAATTTGTTTTAATCATTCTATTTTATTTATATATTCTCATCATTTTTGAAATCATTTTCAAATATATTCTAAAGATTCTTGTCATCTAGGAGTTTGTGCTATAGTATTTAATCATATAGTGAAGTAAGGAGCTACAATAGTAAATACTTCATTAAATGTTCATTCTCACATATCTAATAAATCTTCTTGTACTGTTGATTGTATATTGTTTGTATTTTCTACTGGTTCTTTTCATATAATTCATCTAGCATAATTAACTACTCATAATGCAGCTTTATCAGACAAATTACCAAATCATTTACTTATTTGTTGATGTGATTCATAAAAATTAACAGCTGTTTGTCATACTCATTTTATTAAATCTCAAGCTCATTCAAACATTGATTGCTCTTCTGCTTTATATTTATCTGTTTCATATTCTTCATATTCTTTATCTTTCTTTTTTTGCATTTCTTCTGAATATCTTTTATTCTTACCAGCTCTTATAGCATTATATTTATCATGTACTACTTCAAGAAAATCATCTTCATTAGCTAAATTAAGTGAATTAGCATAATTAAATATTTTTGTTTCTTCATCTACTGTTAATCAATGTAGAGTTTTTGCCATTTTAACTTCAGGTAATGATTGATTATTTATTTCATTTTTGGTGTCAATATTAACTTGATTATCTAATCATTTTTGATAAGAATCTTCTTTTCAAGGTGCAATAGTCATAGGTAATACTTTCCTAGTATCAGGAACTGTAATATTATTTACATCTATTTCTTTTGATTTTACCATATCAGTAGTAGAACTATTATTAACATTAGTATCGATATTTTTAACATTATTATCAACTCATTTTTGACTTTTAGGTGAAAAAACACTAGTTAATGGATTTCATGGATTATATACATTAGCCATAATTTTTTAATTATTTTTATAAAATTTCTTAATATCTGAATCATCTAATGCTTGAATATTTGTATTTTCTTTATTTGTTTCATATTTTATATCGTTTCAATTTTTATCTTTATATGTTTTAATTTCCGATTCACTTTCTCATTCTTTATCCCAAGCTATTTGTAAATTAGTTGTATCATATCACGCAGCTTCTAAATTAGTTAAATAAGAATCAGCTTTATCTTTTAATGTCTCTGCTAAATTCTTTATTTTATTTTTAGCTAATTGAGTTGTATTTTTTAACTTAGGTACTATAAAATCATATTTACTATAATCTGCATCTGTAAGTTTTCATCATTCTAAAAACTTTCAAATAAGTTGTTGTGCTAAATCTAATTCAGATTTAGCTGTTAATTGAGCTACATCATAATTAGCAAAAGGGCTCCAAGCTCTCATCCAAGCTAATATTGGATCAAAAGAAACATTAGGATCATCTGTATACCTTTCTAAGGTTTCTAATAACTTAGGGAATCATTGACCATCTGTTAATAATTTAACCATTGAAGACGGTAGTATTGTACCATTTTCAACTTCTTTTAATCAATCTAATCAATTTTCATCTACATATTTTTGATATTTATTTATAAACTTAAATTTAGCTTGTTCTTCATCTCTTTTAGTTACTAAAGCATTAATGTATCATGGATAATTTTGTTGTCAAGATTTAAAATATACTTGAAAATCAGTTAAATCATTAAATGTTATAGGGTTTTTTTCTTTTTCTCATTGTTCTTGTTGTCATTTATCTAATTGTTGTTGTATTTCTGTAGTTGTTTTTTGTCAGTTTGTTGATGTCATATAAGGTCATCAATAAGAGTTTCAAGCATTTGTTATTAATTCATTAAAACTTCAATCTCTATTAAACTTATTTCTAAATAAATCACTTCTATCTCTAAGATTTTTAGCTACTGCTTCTATACCTTGTTCAGTAGAATTAAACTCAACTCAAGGTAATCAGCTTGAGACTAATGTATCATTGTTTCATACATTACCAAAATTATTTTTAGAATATAAATTCTTTCAATAACTACTATCATTTCTAATTATTGCAGCTATTCGACTAGGATTAACTCAATAATCATTTCATATATTTTCTATCATTTTTCATGTTATTCCAGAATTTGGATTTATTCTATCAATATCAGATTGTATATCACTTTCAAATCAACTATAAGATAATCAAGTTGTATTCTTAGTTACTCATGGTTGTTCTGTATAATTAACTTTACCTTTATAACTAAATATATCTTGGTCAAAAGATCATCATCATCAAATTGATTCTCAATTATCTCATACAGTTTTTACATATTCTCAATCATTATCGTAAACCTTATACATTTTAGTTCAATATTCATCACCAAATGGTAAGTATTTAAATGTTTTTTTATCTTCATCTTCATCTTCATCATCTATTAATTCTTTAGTTTTAGGGTCGCTTAATATCTCATTTTGTATTTGTAAACCTGTTTTTCAACTATTAATTCAATCTACTATTTTATCATAATTAACTGTTCATAAACCTAAATCTTTATATTGGTCATCTAATCTTTTTGCTGTATTTGTAATTATAGTATTATATAATCAATCAAATTGTAATGGTGTTAAATTATTAGATTTAGCATAATCAGATAATTGTCAAATAGTTGTGTTATATTGTGATTCTGATTTACTAAATGTAGATATAGCACTATCAATTTGTTCTGTTTTATATTTATTCTCATCAAATAATTGGTCTCTTACTTTCATATAATTACTAAAGTTTTGTTGTGTTTTATCAGCTGTATTTGTGTTAAATGTTTCAACATTCTTTTGAAATACTGTTGCTAGTTTATTTATCTCTTCATATGTTTCATCTGTAGCTTCTCAATACTTAGTTTGCATTTTTTGTACTTCCAATAAGAAGTTATTTTGTGCTATATTTATATTTTGTTGTAATTGGTCTTCTAAATCTTGATTTGTTTTTATATAATTATCATTCATTCTAACAAGGTTCTTTTGTACATCTTCTAAAGTCCTGTCTTTCTGTTTAATTAAATCATCTAAAGACTGTTGTGCTAGTTTGTTAGCATAATTTAAAGACTCTAATCATTTTGTTGAATATGTTGTTCATTTTAAAGCACTTATATATTCATTATTTATTTTAGCTCTTTGTACTGCTTCTTCTGTTCTTGATATTTCTTCATCAAAATCTTCTTTATATCTATCTATTTGTGTTGTATAATCTTCTTGATTTCTTTCATGATTTGTGTCTAATGTATCTTTAGCTTTATCATATTCATTAGTTATATCTTCTGTTACAAAATCTTCTAACTCTAAATATTTAGCTGCTCATTTTACTCATAAGAAAAAGTCTTTTGCTTTTTTTATATCCCAACCAAATTTTTTAGCTACATATTCAGGAGTAAATTCAACTCATTCTTCAACTGCTGTTCTAGATAATTCTTGGAAAGATGTATATTCATCTTGTATAGCTTTTAAATTATTAGCTTTTCATTCATATATAGAAAAATCAGCTGCCTTTCATATTTCTAAATTTTCTAATTTATCTCATTTACTTATTAATCATTTATAATACTCAATTTGGTCAGCTATTATTTTCTTTTGGTTACTATCCATATTAGAAGTATCAATATTTTCTAATCTTTTTAATTGAGAATTTATTGAATTAGGATCATCATCTGTAGTTTCATCAGGTACTACAGATCACTCTTCATCAGATACTATATCTCATCAATCTAAATCAGTTCAACTCATTCATTTACCTCCAATAGTTTCATCATCTCATCACATATCTCATTGAGATGTATCTCATTTATAAGCATCTATAAATCATTTTTCTTGTCAAGAATCTTTTAATTCTTTTGATACCTTTGCTATAGCTTCTTCCCTAGTCATTCATTGGTCAATTTGTGATTTAACACCTTTAGTTAATCAAGCTAATTGCTCATTTGATAGTCATCATTTTTTAGATAAGTCTGTTTTAAAATCAGTAGGTGCTATTACTTCATCTTGACCTCAAGTTCAGTTGTAAGAATTTAAAAATCATTGCTCTTGTCAAGAGTTCTTTATCTCTCATGCTACATTCTTTATAGATTCTTTTCTTGTCTGTCATTCTGATATTCAAAATTCTACTCAAGTTTTGAGTTTATTTATTTCATCTTCTTTGAATAATCATTTCTTTGTTTTATCTATTTTGACCATATTGTTATACTATTTATATAAATACTAATATTTTATTATATAATTTAAAACCAAATAAGGTTGTAAAATATTATGTGCTGTTCATCATCATGTACTTCAAGATGTTCTTGAACTAAAATCTTGAGATTGGTCTCATGAAACTGTTCAAGGTTTAAAAGTACCACTACTATTTCAATTATATGTATGAGTATGTGACGGCATTTCTGTTTCTGTTAATGTATGTGTTTCTGCTCATCAAGTTCAACCTAATGTACTAAATGTTCAACTATCTTTTCATACTGGTGTATTTCATTGCAAATCAGGTATATTAAATGTTGTACTTCAATCACCTACTCAATATGTTGTTGATATTAATGCAAATAATGTTGCATAAGTTGTTCTACTAACTGCAAGTCAATCACAAAGTAAATATCATGTTGGAGCTGCTGCTGCTGACCATAATCTTATTTCTCAAGTAATAGCTATAAATCAATTTTCTAATTTTCAAGTTGCATCTAATACTGCTAATTTATTTTCATCTCAACTTCAACTACTTGTTTTTACTGTACTTGCTGGATTAATAAATAATCTTGCTCATGTAGCTCATGTTTCTGTTCAAGCTCATAGTTCTGCATCAGTTGCTTCTTCTACTTTTCAAGCTACTGTTACGCTTGCATTTGGTGTAGTTGTTCATGTATCCACAGATTCCCGAACATTACTTGAAAGATTGTAATTCCGATGTAATCATTCTGATGTAGTATAAACTCAAAAGTAAGCATTTGTTGCAGCTCAATCTGCTCATAGTGCTGTGTCCCTTGCTGTTGTGTCTGCGAATACTAAAGCCTCAGGATTATCTTTATCAAACATATCACTTGCATACATTGTTACAAAACCATAACTTCAAGGTCTTCGTTCTTTTTTTAATGCTGTTACTTCTGTTTTAGTTTCTGATTGATCTAATCATCTTAAACTAAATGTTACTGTTCATGCACTTGCTGTACAAACTGTTCTTTCTATTTTAGTTGGATTGTCAAGTCTATCTACTATTGTTACACTTGCATTTGTAAAACTTACTGCTAAACTTCTTTCTAAATCATTTGAAATAGTTACAGTTGAATCACTTACAGTTAAAGTGTTTATAAATTGAAATACATAATTATTTTTAAATGTTGCCATACTTTTTATACCTTATTTAATAAAGTTACATCTCATAATGCTATTAGTCATATATTCATGTAATCTAAAGAGAAAACACTTCCTAAATTATTTCAAGAAAACTTGATTTGTATTCTCTTTCATTTTTTTCTTAGTTTACCTTTACTTATCTTCCAATCAAAATTTATTAATTTTAATAATCTATTGTATTCTCATATCTCATATAATCATATTGGGTCACTTCATATTCATAAATCTAATGTGTTTATTCATGTTATTGTTGTTGTAGCTGCTATAGAATCATCTACATATACTTCTACTTTTATATCTGCTAATTCATTATATTGTCATCAAAATCATACCTCTCTAAACATCTTTCTTGAAAGAGCTTGTCAGAAACTTATATTAGGTGTCCATCTCTCCCAAACTATTCAATCTCAATCATCATCATATCGATTCTCATCATTAACTATATTTCAATTCATATGGCTCCCTGCGTAATATTCTCATCAATGAAATGCCACATCTGCGAAGAAATGATTGTCATCAATTACAAATGTCTTTTCATTTAAGTCCCATATTATGGATAAATCATTTTTCAATGAACCCATACTTTTTACAAACCATTTTATAAATCATTCTTTTCTATTAAAATATCCACAAGCTTCGCTTTGGTCATCATCTAATCTGTATAAGAATCAATCTATAGAAGCTCATCATTCACTTCATAAATCTCATACTACTTGTTCTGCTACTCCTGATACATAGTTTAATGTTTTTATCTTTTTGTCTTTTGATAAGAAAAATACTTGTTCTCAAGCAGAAATTATACATCTATTATTTACTGGTACTTCTTCACTTGAAGCTATAGGTACTGTTTCAAATTGTCAATCTGATACTGTTTCTATTGAAAGATATTCTATACTCTCTTCTGTAAAAATAAATACTTTACTTAATGTTGCTCTTATTCAAACTATATCTGCTCTCATTGTTCTTTTATCACTTCAAGCTCATTCCCAATCATAACAACGCTCTTGATTTGTTGATAATATAGGTCTTGATATATATAGTATATTACTTTTTGTTCATGTTCAAGCTACAAATGTAAATCATGTAAACACATCTCAAAATGCAGGATTTGCTCAATCCTCTATTAAATCTGTAGTTAACTGACTTAAAGTTGTTCAATCATAAACAAAAGGTAATCATGTTCAATCTAATATGATTGTATATTTCCAATATTTAAGAAAATGATGATCTACATCATTAGCTAAATTACCTATATTTGTATAAACTCAAGTGTCTAAATCAACACTAAAAAAATCACTATCTATTACTGTATATAATGTATCATTATTACTTACTACTCATCTATTATATGTTCAATCTGTTTTTTCTGCTTTTGTATGAAATCATTTTCTTCAATGTGTAACTCAATTTTTTATTCTAATATTTCTTGAATATGGAGTATATTCTATAGGCATTTTGTTATTACCAAAATCATCTATTAGCCCTTTGCTAAATGCTTCATTAAAATCTACTGTATTTATTCATCTTACTTTAGCCATTACTTAGTTAACACTTCATAAATTAAATCATCTTGTTTTAACTCATTTCTGATATTCTTTTATTATATTTGCAAAAGCATTATACATTGTTTCCATTTCATTATATCATTTACTTAACAACTCAACTCATTTTTGTACCTCATCTGTGTTATATAATATCTTTCAAGCTACTATTGGTGCTATAACTAATTTACCATAATCATCAGGTAAATTACTCTCATCAGAATCAGCTGTCATTGTTGTTGCTTTCTTGTAATAATGAAATATAAACTTATCATCTTTTCTATTCCATCAAAATATATCTATAAATTGATTTGTAGTTGTTTCATTATCTCAAATAATTGTATAAAAACTAACTTTATCTTTTTCCATTCTATAATCTACATAATCAAGAAAATATCATCATCTATAATTAGAATATACTTGATTTGAATCTACAAATTCTAACATAAATCATTTCCATGCTTCTGTAGGTAATTTATATATTTGTCTTACTGCATCTCATGTTGTTTTACCTATTTCTATTCCTGTAACTCATGTTACTTGTGTTGCTGTCTTTCATGTATATTGTATTACATCTCACAAAATATTCAAATATCAAGAATCTTGAAAATCAGTTGTATCAAAATCTATTGTTAAATCTCAAATAACTACATCAACAGTTAAAGAAACAACTGGCACATACTCTATGAAGTTCTTTTTTCTCATAAATCTTAAGTCAGGAGCTTTAATAGTTTGACTATTGTCTTCCCTTTTTATTCATCATTTAATTATAACATCTTGATATGAGTTAATCATATCATTCAGTCTTGTCGAAGTATACTCTGTACTATCACTAGACTCACCTAATATATAATACACTTCTTCTCTTATTTCTTCACGAGTATTTGCCATTTATTTATAGTTTCTTTTCTAAAATTTTGTTTTGTATCCAATCAAAATTGTTCTTTTTATTTATAGGTGTTACTTTCTTATATAATTCTTCATACTCTTCTCTCATATCTTCTATAGTTAATTCTTCTCAATTTTCTCTATTCTTTCTAGACTCTTCTATAGCTTGTTCTTTTTCTAAAAGCTTTGGGTCTGCTAAATATTTCTCTATTGATCTAACTGTATGATTTCATCTTAATTTTTTTATTATCTTTTGGTCGAATCTATGAACTGCTATAAAACAAGCTTCCTCTTCTGTTCGTGATACTCAAATTGCTTTTACTCTTCATTGTCTATATAATTTTCCCCAATCTATATTAGTTGTTTGCATTCCTTTTAAGGTTTAGCATATAAAATATTAAATACTTACTACTCTATAAACTACAGTAACTTTGATATCACTATCTCAAGCTGCTGCATTTCATGTTCATACTGTTGCTACTACTGCTGCATTTTGTGTTAATTCTGTTAAGGCTTCTAATCCTCAACTTGTATTAATAATATCTGCTGCACTTAACAATGTTGTTGTGTCATCAGCTGCTACTTTAGTTCCACTTCAATCTGTGTATCTAAACTCTAAATCTGTATTAGTTGTGTATGCTGCTGTTTCAAAATCTGTTGCTACAATTACTTTATCAACTACTACTGCTGTTCAAGTTCATTGAGCTGCTACTAATGATATAGGTGTTGTATATAATGCTAATACTTGTGCTGTTGTAAGAATAGTTGATTCTACTTTAATTACTGCTTCTGATATTTTATCAGAAGTTACACTCTCATCTGTTAAATTGGCTGTTGCTACTGCATCAGATTGCAAAGTTACTTCTCAACTTGAATCAATAACAGTTATTCAAGCTACTTTGAATCAATTTGATGTATCCATAAATCAACCTGTCATACTATATGTTTTTTCTGCCATTTCTTTATCTTAAAAAAATAAATATTAAAGAAAGGGACTTATAGCCCCTTGCTTGTTTATGATAAATCTCATAATGATTGTCTAATATATGCTTGCCATACAAAACCATATTGATAAAAATAATCAAAAAGATAATGTGTATCCATATTTGGATAGAATTTATCTTTTGCTTGTAACATAGGCATTTGTGTGAAGATTGTTTTTAATGTTTTTTCAACTTTACTTGAATCATACATAAAGAAATAATCATCAGTTGTTGCTGTTAATCCTAATTTACTCCAAACTTTAACATTAATTTTTCATTTTAATGGGTTAATATCATTATTAGCTGTTTGTGCTAACAAGTCTGTGTAACAAATTCTTTCTGCCAACCATTTTAGTTTTGGTCATACTAGAATTGTATCAAAATTAATTGGTCTATTTACTCCCTGTGGGTCTGTATATTGCAATCATTCTGAAATTGTTCTTTCTATTGCTTTTTGACTTAATGCTGGATTAGTATTTGTTCAATCAGTTATAATATTTGAGTATGTAGATGATGTTGTTCAGTTCGTATGTGAAGCTGAAAACAATGCTAATCAATCTGCTCAAATAGATGACACTACATTTCAATATATATTTGTATATGATATTGATGCTCAATTTTCTAATACTTCTGATAATGATTGATCAATTAAGTTTGCTCATTCATCTGTTAATGATTGCATATTTTCTACTACTTCATCATATTGATCAAACTTTTTGTTCTCTTTTGTAACCGTAAAATCTACTCAATATTTCTCTTGTACGAAAGTTTTGTAATCACCCTCTTGTCATGAAGCTTGTGGATAAGTTGCTCATTCTGGAATTCTTTTAATTCCACTTACTCAATGATTTAATTGAGTTGTATAAGATTTATTATTGTCCATTTTAACATTAAAAATCTCTAATCATGTTTGTTTGTCTAATGCTTGTACCATTGAATCGTTAAAAACTTCATCAATTACATTTTGGTTAAGTGTTAGTCTATTATAATCACTTGTTCTTAAAACCATTGTTTTTTAAATTATTAAATAAAATTGTTTATGCTATATTTCTAACGAAAAATCATGTTACTTCTCAATCTGTTGTTGCTCATTCCATATTTTCTACATAGAAAACATTAGTTGTTGAAGCTGCTTGATTAAGAGTATCGTGGTCTGTTAAATCAATGAATGTTCCTCTAATTGCTGCAGAAGAATCTCATGCTGTTTCTCATTTAAAGATTACTCATTCTGTTCTCAATACTTCAATATCATTATGTACTGCTGCTTCAGTTGTTACATCTTCTAATGCTACATATTGAATATTTGTTGATGCACTTGTTGCTCTTTGTAAATAACCTGAATCCCAATCTAATGCGTCTCATTTTGTTATTGTTGTAGATGAAACAGTTCAACTTTTGATTAAAACTACTTTATCACTTGGTATTTCTAAAGGTATGAATCCCATTTGTTTATTAAATTATTAAATAAATATTATTTTCTTTTATATGTTTGTCTCCAATCATGTTGTGCTTTCAAGGCTTCTATATATCAACCTTTATTGCTTTGATTATCAACTGCTCTTCAAGATGTTCAAATTCATGAAATTTGTTCTACTTGATCCATTGTTTCTTTATATCATTGTAAATGCTTTGATGTTTGTTTTAACTCTCTTATTGCTATTTGAGCATACTTGTTTACATTTTCTGCATTTTGAACTTTTCATTCAATTAAATCTTGATATAAATCTTTAAATTCTTTTCAAAACTCATCATCTCATATTCCGTTTTTAGTCTCAAAGTCATGATATACCTTAGTTGCTTCTCTTTTATTCAATAGTTTTTCAACTTTACTATCTATGTCTTCTGTGCTATTATCAGAAACTTGATTCTGCATTTTGTAGTAGTCTTCTACAGTATAACTATCTCAACTAATGCTATTAAAATGTTCAGCTACTTCTCCTGCTATCCTTTTGTCGCTATCGTATAGCTTGACAAATTCTTTTGGATTGCTTCTAATCTTATCTACCCATTGTAGTTTTTGTGCTTCCTTTGTGCTACTGTCTAAAGCATTTGATTTTTTTAATAACTTATCATATTCTTGTTGTGATAAATTAACTGTTTTTTCGTTATTTAGATCATCTTGACCATTAACATCTGTATTTTCCATCTCATATTGAGTTAGGATATAAATATTTTAAGTATTAACTACTTTCCTTGTTGTTCAGCTTTCAGGGTCTACAAACTCTTTTGTATCAATTTGTAATGAAGCTATTGTTTTAATAATTACATCACACATATCTATCCCTCAATCTCTGTATTTTAAATTCTCTATAGTGTCTATTTTAACACTATCTCTTAACAATTTATTCTTTATTAACTTGAATAAATTTATGAACTTCTCATAATCCATTTTTGAAATAAACCTCATTTCTCTTGCATCTACAAAAAACTCTAAATCACTCATATACTTAAATCTTTCTTTAAGCTTGTGGTACTCAACCTTGTCAACCATTACTTGGTTCAAACCCAGTTCATTTATCATCAAATTCAGTGTTAGGAGGTAAAACATTTCATCATGCTAGTTTAACAGAATCAATTATATTGTTTATCTGTTCTTTATTTTCATCTTGTTTCTTATACATCTTTGTATTTGGTATTTCATATACATCTACTATCTTTTGCATTAATGGTTCAACATATGATTTAGCTTGTTCAGGGTCTAATTGAAATACTTGAACAATTGCTTGCATTTGTTCAGCTAATACTCACTTCTCTATATTTTTCATTATTGTTTGAGTTGTTGGAGTATCTATTCTTACACTCATCATAGCTCAAGCAGGGAATAATTTATTATCTAGGTCGAAAAAGTCGTAGTAACCTGGCTTATCTTTAAATCTTTTTGTTTTTTTACTGTACTTTATATCTGCTACCCTAATCTTTAACCAATTAAAGTTTTTAACCTTGCTATCATCTCAAAACACATGGTCAGCATACAAATATGGTGCAAATTGACTTATATTACATAACATTAATGTTAATGCTTTGTCTAATCATATATTTCTCATCTCATTATTAACCTTTAATCTTGCTGTTTGCTCTTCTACAAATAATCATGCTTGAAAAGCTGTATTTGCTGATAAGAGTGCTTGTGGGTCAATACTTATTCATGTTTGTTTTAAATTCCATTCTTCAACTAATCTCATCATATTCTGATGTGGTGTTGTATCTGCATTAGGTTGAAACGGTATTACTTGTGAACTTCATCAAACAAAGTTCCAAATTTGTGTTTCTCATGGGTCAAGAAAAAATTCTCAATCTTGATTTTCACTTCATACATTTATTATAGCACTTCAACTAGCGTTCCATGTTTTATCCAAAGCTGCTTTGAATAAATTGTTTATATATGCTTTAGATGTTTGACATTTATGACAAAACCCATAACCATATAAATCATCTGTTCTTGGAAACTCTTGTGTTAATTGTGCTGGTAATTCTCAATGCTTACTTAACATTTTTCCTGAAAAAATTACAAAGCTTTCGTTAGCTACTATATAATATTTTCAAGATAACTTATTATAATAATGATGTATTACTACATTTCTTTTATTATCTGTATATCTATCACGTGATTTTCAATATGTGTACTCATTTGTAGATGTTCAAACAGAAAAAATATACTTAAATCATTTCTTTTGCTTTCAATTATCATCTGTATATCTTAGTATAAACTCTTCAGGTGATATATCTTCTTGCAAGATTTCGTCCATACATTCTTTCATTTGTATAGCCCTTTCATCAAACCATGCTTTCCGTATATTCCATTCTATTGTTCAAATATGTCGTATAACCTTTTTACTTTCTTTAGTTTTTTGTGTATATATATCATCTCATTCTATAGCTTCACTAAATGTCCTAGTTTCAAATCGTAGACCTGTATATAATATTCAACTACCATATTTACCTTTGTTATAGTCCCACCTTTTAACTTCTTCTATTACATTTTCTTTATCAACAAAAAAATCCATAACATATTTAGCTGGTTCAAGTATATCCATATTCATTAATCAATCAGGCATAACTTTATAAGGTAAGTTACTTGGTATCAATCAACATCTCATTTCAAGTACACTTTGCTCTAGCTTTACATTTACTTGTGCTTTTCAGTCTGTACTTTCAGGTACAGGAGCATCAACCATTTTTTCAAATCTATAAAAATCAGGTTCATGTCTTAACCTTTGATCTTTCATATCTTTATACCTTGTATTGAAATACAATAAAGTTTCAGTATCTTTATCGCTCATCAACTCATTCTCTTTTTTTATTTCTTCCTCAATATTAATCTTTGGCATAATAGCTTATAATATATATAATTTATAGTTAGTATAATGATTTTAATTAAAAAATCAAGTACCCTAAGATACTCGACTTTTTTACACTATTCTATTTCTAAAATATTTGAACCGATTTTATATATAACTACTATCTTATTAAGAAGATTCTTAATGTTTAATAGTTATTTTTAGTTTTAATAATAACTCTTTATAGTGAACGCTTCTAGCTGATAAGAAAGTGTTTAATAATGTAGTCAATTTTATATTTAATTATTCTTCAACTAAGAAAATTATCAAATAAATGAATCAATTAGATTACAAATACTTTATTATTAGCTAGAAACATGTGTTAACAACTCTTTACAGAGTCACGCTCTAGACATCTTTGCCAGTGTAGTGTCCAAATGACTTATGATGTACTCCTAGTTATAAGAAAAACTTTTCAAAAGTCAAGCCCTAAAATAAAGTTGAGGTTTTCGGTAATTATCGAAAACCTCAATAATAATCTATTCAAAGTAAAATACTATTCAAAGTATCAATAAAGCTAACATAAACAACCCTAAACTGGCTATCAATGGTGAGAAAATTCGTAACCAGCTCCAATCAATGTATCAAGTGAGTTTTAATACTATAAATACTATTGTAAGCAGTCAGAAGAATCATATTCAATTATTGTTTTGTTGATTTGACATTTTATTATTCATTATCATCTAAAAATTCTTCTAGATCTCTTTTATATTTTTTTATATCTTTTATCTCCATATATTTTATAGCTTGTTCTAACCCTTCATTTAACATTACTAATTTATGTGATATATCTTCTCTTAACTCTATCTCATCTTCTAATGCTTCATCAAGTTCTTCAGCTCTTTCAAATATATCAGATAATTCAACTTCTTCACACTCATTCATATAATTTTTAAATCTTATTTCTTTTGATTTACTCATTTTTGGTTCTTTAATTATGTTGTTAAAAGTTTTATTATGGCATTTTTTAAACAATGGTTCTCATATAGAACCAGTAAATGATTCCGCATATACTAAATCTTTTGATAAAGCATTAATCATTTTTTTTGTTGCCATATGCTTTATAGTTTCTTCTAAAACTTCATATATAATCTTTTCTTCTTTTGATTTACTCATTTTTGGTTCTTGTTTATTTTTGATAAAAGTGTCGTTAACGAATCTTCATGAGAATGTCCATATGTCTGAATCATCTATCGTTAGTGTCTCTCATTCTCATGTTCATCATGTAAGGTCTAAAACTTCATTCTCTTTTTGTTGTACTGATGGATATAAATTTGTTAAATCTACAGTAGTACCTATACATCATAAATCTTTTTCTCATATTCTTGCCATACTTACTTATCATTAAAATATAAATCTATTGACTATTCTTATAACTTATATTATAAAAATCCATATTAAGAAAGCAATACATAATTGTACTTTCTTTACCTTGTAATCATCTCACCTGTAAGTGGGTTCATAAATGTTCTTCTTGCTTTAGTCTCTTTTACTACTGTTGTTAAATCTTTCTCTACCATTATTGCTAAATAACTAAAAGCATCAGCTCAATGACTACTCCAATCATGTTTTGGTACTTTTGAAAAGGCTTTTCTTTTCTCATCATATACTTTATGATAACTTTTTAACGCTTCTACTCCTAATTCACACCTTACCTCATCAAACCAACAATATTTTAACATTCTTCTTACTGCATCTATAGCATGTTCTTTTAGTCTTGGTCTAGGTACTGTCTTTATATTTCATATACCTAACTCTTTTAATGTTTGATACCTACTTTTCCCTGTACCCAACTCAACTACCTCAACATCATGTGGGAGATAGTGCATTCCATAAAAGTAACCTTTCTTTTTTAATAACTCAACATAAAATGCTAAACCCTCTCAATTATTCTCATAATAATCTATCATTCTTACCTCTTTACCTATTTGTTGTGTGAACCGTATAGCTGTTGAATCATCTACCCCTAAATCCCAGTAGGTATTTACTTCTAAGCCCTCTTCAATTGGTATCTTTGTAATTCTATTAGACTCTCTTGCTTCTCTCATCTGTATTGAATAATATGCACCTTGGATACTTGCTTCAAAGCTACAATAATACTCTTGATCTACTAAATCTTGTGTCATTCAACTTTCTAATTCATCATCTATTTGGTTTTGTCAAAGAACACGCTTACCCTCTCAATCTGTTGTGTCATCTACTGTCTTTATACTTACAAACCACTTATCATTTCTTTTTGCCATATCACATAAATCCCATCAATGATTTTTACCTCTAGGGGTATATATAAACATTGCCCAACCTCAATTTTCATTTAATATTGGTCTAATAAGATTCCATCATGTAGGATTCTGAATACTATACTCACTAAACACCACTCAAACTGGATTAGTTCCAACAACATTATCAATCTTTCTATCGGTTCCTACTACCTGAATTATACTTCAATTTACAAAAGTAATTTTCATTTCATGCTCATTCATAGAAGCAACCATAGCTTTAGGAAGATGATCTATATTTCTAAAACCATCTTTATCTATTCAATCCCAAAAAATCTTTCTACCTTGTGCATACTCAGGAAACACATAATAATATACTCCTACCCTCTCAAAAGCCCCCCTAATAAGAAGCTGTAGAGAAACTTTATCCTTACCAGCTCTTCTATGTCGAACCATTACAAACCTTTTAAATTTATCAAACATATTCCATACATCACTTTGATATGGTCTTAATACTATTTTATATGGTAGTTCTATTTTCATTCTATTCTCTCTTTACTTATATTAAAATATTTATCATCTAACTCTATTCCTATAAAATCTCTATTTAAATTCTTACAAGCTACACCAGTTGTTCAACTTCACATAGTAAAGTCTAATACTATTTCTCATTCGAGAGTATAGGTTTTTATTAAGTATTCCATTAATGCTACTGGTTTTTGAGTTGGGTGCTGTAAATTTTGTCTTCTTCAGGTTGAAAACTTCTGAATATTTTTAGGATTCTTAAAGTCTTTATTATAAAATTTTGGTTTATCTATAATCTTATTATGGTCAGATACTCTTTTTGAATTATCAACAATATAATTATATCTTTTTTTTCCACTACCCTCTCTCTCTTCTAATATTTTATTAAAAGTTGGTTGTTTTTTATAAAATAGATGTATTAATTCTGTATATCTCATAGGTTGTCTATTTGCTTGTGCAAAATTAGTAGGTTTATCTTTTTCCCAAATCCAATCATACTTATAATTTTTAATATTACTCATTCTTAAAGCACTACTAAACGGTTCACTACCAAACAAAACAATAGCTCAATTATCTTTGATTAACTTATTCAACCTTTTCCACATAGCTCAAAACTCTATTACACTATCTCGTTTACAAGCTGTAGTTCCGTAAGGTGGGTCTGTGATTATAGCATCAACCTTTACTCATTCTTTTATTAATCCGTCCATCTCTTCTAAACAATCTCATTTAATCAATCTATTCATTCTATTCTCTCTTTACTTATATTAAAATATTTATCATCTAACTCTATTCCTATAAAATCTCTATTTAAATTCTTACAAGCTACACCAGTCGTTCAGCTTCACATTGTAAAGTCTAATACTATTTCTCATTCATTTGTGTAGGTTTTTATTAAGTATTCCATTAGTGGCACTGGTTTTTGTGTTGTGTGTAATCATCTATCTCATTTAAAATTTAAAGTACTTCTTGGATAATTTTTAAATTCAGTTAAATATTCTTCTTTATGAGACGGTCTTTTTCAAGCGATAGTTCACCATTTATTTTTACTACTCTTTGAAATTTTATCTATTTTTATTATTCATTGTGGATTATATATCATTCTTTTATCTCATAATAATTTTTTATGTCCCATACTTCATTTTGAAAATATTGATAAAATTTCATGTTCTTTTAAAGGCATATTTTTAGCATGTTGAAATCAAGTTGGTTTATTCTTTTTCCATATCCAATCATACTTGTAATTTTTAATATTACTCATTCTTAAAGCACTGCTAAACGGCTCACTACCAAACAATACAATAACTCAATTAGTTTTGATTAGTTTATTTAATCTTTCTCGCATTTTTTCAAAATGAATAACACTATCTCGTTTACAAGCTGTAGTTCCATAAGGTGGGTCTGTGATTATAGCATCAACCTTTACTCATTCTTTTATTAATTTATCCATCTCTTCTAAACAATCTCATTTAATCAATCTATTCATTCTTATTTTTCTTTACTTATAAAATATTTTTTCAGTTTTATCATCTGATATATTTTTATTCATTATAGATTTCTTTCAAGTATTAATAATTTTTCGTCAAGGTCTTCATTGATAACTTGATATATAAATAGGGTTTGTTTTGCTTTTTTCTTCTGCTCGTTCCCAAAACTCATCAATATTAAAGCTTAACTCATTATATCAACTTGTGTTTTCATAAGGTGGATCGCAATATATAACATCTCCAATAGGGACATTCAAATCTTTATAATCTTTATTTAAAATTTTAAGTCTTTCTAGGCTTTCTTGTCTTTGTAGACTTTCTAGTCTTTGTAGTCTTTCTAGACTTTGTAGTCTTTGTAGACTTTCTAGACTTTCTAGTCTTCTTAAATTTTGATTATAACAATATTTTAAAGTAGTCTTATCTTTTTTTTTATTTATTATGCTTCTTAAATAATCTTCTCAAATCTCTTTTCAATCTAATATCCTTTTATTTATAAAATATCTAATCTTTAATCTAAAATTATCTATATTTTTATAATCATTATAATCAATTTTAAAATATACTTTATATCATCATTTAAATATTCTGCTTTCTGATAACTGATTTAAAGTAGAATTTAAATCTTGTTGATTATTTATTCATTGTTTGAAATGTAATTTATGTAATAAATACTTCCACTCTTCAATCTTTTTTCAAAACATATAATCTTTTTGATTATTTCCAAAACTATAACACAATAAATAAACAAGGTCTAAAGACGTTTTATTTTCTTTATTTTTTATTAAAAAAAACTCTTCTCTAGTAATAAAATTAGATTTAATTTTTGATAAGTTTAAATTTCATTTACACAAATCAAAAAATAAATTGAATATATCATTATCTAATTCATTATAATATATTCTATCAAAGTATCAACTATCTAAAGCACATAACGAAACCGCCCCTCATCATCAAAAAACATCTCGTAATGGTTTATCTTTAGGCAGTAGTTTTATAATAAATTTACATAATCTGCTTTTACTTCATTTATAAGGTATTCAATAATTCATTCTAATATTTTACTCTTAAAGTATATCATCATTTATTATTATATTTTTTTATAGGTTTTTTGTAATAAGTTTTTATAGAATAATTATCTACGAGCGTTATTTCTCATCATCATTCTAAATAATCTCATCATCTGTTTTTTATTAAATACTCATCAAACATATTATTATCCATAGATAATTTTTCTATAAAAATATAATTAAACTTTTCATTTGGAATTTCATTTGGTTTTTCAATATATACTATTAAATAATCTTTTATATTATATTCTTTTAATATTTTTTTTATAGCTTTTTCTTCTAATCATATCATTAAAACTTTTTTCATTCTTATATGTTTATTTTCTAAAAAAAAATTACCATTACATTCCATGGCTTAATTACTTACTATATTGTAATACCACCATTTCCCTATCTCTAAAAATATGTCGCTATTACTGCTGAACTGTTTAATTTTATTCTCTTTCAATATAAAAGATGTATCAGAGCTGGTGAGAAAGTGAGTGCCTAAGCCCTATATCTGCTTGAACCATATAATAAAACCACTATATTACACTCCATTATAAGAAAAACTTTCTTAATGTCAAGCTCTGATTCACTTATATTTCTATTTCTTGTTTATTACTATCTCCATCTTCCCATCATTCTGCTGTTTTATCTCTCTTTTATCTTGCCAGTTATAGTTATTCTTTAAGTTAAACATTGCAAATACTGGATTGATCTTCCCCCTAGCTGCATTCTCTACTATCCTACTCTCTAATAACCCCTTTGTCCTCTTGTAATATTCAGATATAATCTTGTTATTTTTGAATTTATGCCTTAACTCTGAACTGTAAGTCTTATCAAGTGTCTCCTCATTAAATAATGTACCATAAAAAAGTATACTCTTGTCTCTTGTTAACCTGATATATAACCTTTTAAATAACTTTTCTACTTCTTCTTCTGACCGTTTTAGTTTTGCCATTATTATTTCTTTTTATAATTATAAAATTGCTTACTTATACAAGTCGCCACCGTAACAAATTACAGAAACAACCGTTTTAAAAATACCCCCCCTTTAATCTATCAACTTCCTACCCACCCTTGCTCTGATATCGTTTATAAGGCTTACTGTAAGGTAGATATCGTATGTATAGCTTGCTGGAACACAGATATCGTATGTAGGTAGTGTTACATTAACTTTGCCGCCCTTGAACCTCAAAAACGGACATACCCCCTTGTATCATTGTAGTAATACATTGTCATTCTACTACAGTAAAACATATTTGTATCACTACAGTGAAACATTACTGTATCATCTGAGTAAAACATTAGCACTGTATAGCCTGTTAGGTGTTACTTATAAGGTATTATTTTACTTATGATAATTATAGTTATCGTAACTAAACTACATTATAATGATTTATCATTAATTTTCAAGTGTGTGAGTATTTAGCTTAACAATGCTATTTTTACAGTATTTCTTTTTAAGTATTTGGGTTTTATTTATATTTTATGTAACTTTCATCATCATCGATGTAATGGATCAATTCAAGTTATAAGGTTGTTACTTGTATTTCTATTGAGTTGTATTTTGTTGATGATGATGAATTGTTGTTGAATTTGGGGTGTCATTGTTATCTTTTTTCAATTACAAGGCGTTTATTTTTCAAGTTGAACATTCATCAACTGAAAAAGAAAAGAAAAAGAAAAATATTATTATAATAATGATACTGTTGTATGTTATGTTGTTGGCTTGAATGATATTTAGTTATAATTATATCATCGTACTATTGAATGTTTTGATATTGTTTTGGTGTCCTGATGATATTCAGTTAGATTACGAACGGTTCTAACTGGTCCAAGAATTTATACAATTATGTTAAGATCTTATTTAATTATGCATTTTCTTTTGGCTTGTTTACTTGTATTATAGTAATATAGTCCACAATTGTGCAATTTAGTCTTGCAATATCAATATATATATATATACTTTAATTAATCAAAGTTTTTAACCCCTTATTAAATAAAAATGGAAAAAAAAATTATGAACTCAAAAAAAAATTTAACTATTTATAGTGAAGTTATCAAACTTACTCAACTTCAAAACAAATTGAGTAAGATTTTATCATCATATAAAGCTATATGATGGGAGCACTTTTTTACTTGAAGTTGATTAATTCAAATTGAGAATTTGAAAATTAACCATAACCCTGGAGACTGTCGAGCTCCGGAAAGATACCGGTTAACAATAGAAAAAACATCTATTGAAATTCATCACCATTGGAGAAAAGCTCCAAAAGAGATGAATTGACAAAAAAAGTTTGACATTGTAAAATGTCAAGAATTTATAAAAAAAATTATCTCTATTTTATTAAAAAATAGAAATAGTGATTACTTAAAATCACTATTAAAATTTGATGGGTATGAAACCGTATGCCCAAAAAGTGGACTAAATGTTTTTATTTGTAAAAATTTGTCTAATTATATTTGGGCTTACGATACAATAGAGAAGACATCATGTGGGGGGTATAAAATTTACAATTCACATTATAAAAAGAATAATATATTAGATAGTAACTTAGAATATCTAATATAATATATTTTATAAGTGGGTACCTAAAAAGTACTCACTATAAAATATATATCCACTGTCAAAATGTGGTGGATATATATTTTATAATTAAAAAAAAATAAAATGGATAAAACAAATTACAAAAAAATTATCTTTATATATAAAGGTAAAAAAATAGTAACATACCAGTATCGAACAAAATACTGGCTGACTTTCTTTAAAGATAAAAATGTAACCAATCGAGTGGTTACAACACCGGAAAAATAGATTTTACAAGCGAGGCTTAAAAGTACTCGCTATAAAATATATAAGCATCGTTAAATCAATAATATAAATATTTTACCCTATTATTAAAAATAAAATGTATAAAGAAGTAAATGAAAATGATTTTATCGATGAGATGAGAGATTCATTCAGTACTGAATGAGCTAGTACTCTATTTGATTATTTAGAATGACTAGATCCGAATTATAATTTGGATACCGCAGAAATTAGAGGAGATTACACAGAATATAAAGATTTAGAAGAATATAATATAGATAACTACAGAGGGAACCCTTGAAATTATATTGAAAAATGGGAACTTGAACACAATAATAGTATATTATGGATCAATGAAGATAGTTTCATAGTATGCTACTAATTAAATCAATATTACATAAAAGTATATACCCAACGGACTGGCAATGTATATTTTTATGAAAAAACATTTTTTAAATTATTATTAAAACTAAAATGAAAAAAATATCATTTTTAGTAATAATCATTACTAACCTAATTACATTAGTAAACTTTGAGTCGGTGAACGACTCACTTTTTACAGTTGTTATTTTTTTTATAGTCTATTTCTGATTACTACTCTATTTAGAAATAGACAGGTAGATAAACGCCATTTAATTATTAAAGTTGGTAGATTATTTTACGGTCTTTATTTTAAATAGTTATACAGGCAAAAGCTGTGTAACTATACAATTTTTATTATATTATTAAAAAACAAAATGAATAATTTTTCAAAAGAAATTACAAATTTAGCTAGTGAAAGCGAAATTTTAAATAAAGAATATTTTGATATAATAAAAAAATTAAAAAAATTTAATAAAAAGAATAGTATAAACATGCTATTTATAGAAAGTTTACAAGAAAAATATAAAAAAGATTGAAGTAAAGTATTAAGAGACTACAGTGATTTACTTGAAATTGATTTTTATGATTTAATTTATTTATTCAACTTTAAATGAAATATTATAGATAAAATATTATAAATAAAACATTTTTTACTTTATTATTTTAAAATTATAATGAATAAACAAATTATAAAAAGATGAAGCAAGACATATAACGATTTATTTGATAAATATTTAAACAATAAGGGCTTCCACACTTTCTCTTCAGAAAGTGAAATTCCTATTGAATATTACATTTACTTTGAAGATCAAAACAATCATTTGGTTTTCATAGATTGATAGAATGATTACTCTTTATAAGAGTTGTTAAAAGTTATTATTAGATAGTTTTACCACCTTAACAGTTTAACAGCTCTAATTTAAATTATTTATACAGTCAAAAGCTATATAACTATACAATATTTACCTTTATAATTAAAAAAAATACAATGAATGATACAATTTGACAATTTGACTTTGAAGACGAAAATTTCTTTGAAAGGTCACCTGAAAAAACAGAACAAATATTGCAAAAAATAGAGAAACTAGAAAAAGAAACTTTTAATTTATTAAATAAATAAAATGGAAAAAGCACTCGTAATAACCTTTTTTATAATTATAATGTCTTGTAAAATACATTATGATTGATTTGATCAACCTGAAACTCCTATATTTCTATTTATATTTTTTGTACTAACTGTACTTATATATTTAGATTTCAATAAAAAAGATTAATTTTTTACCTTTAAAAATAAAAATGCTAGAATATATAAAAGTATTTACTAATTTGTTTATTCTTTTTATTTGATTATTTGTTATAATAACATTGATCCCAATAATATTAGCAGTATTATTACATTATATATCAAGGTGGATTAGTTTTACTATACATCTTATAAATAAAATAATGAAGTTTATAATTTGACATTAGATTTTTTTTTAGTATTTAAAAAATATATATCATGAGAGATAGTTTAATTTTTTATAGAAGTTTTTATGAAGCAATAAAAGAATTACCAAAAGAAAATCAATGAGAAATATATAATTCTATATTTTCTTTTGGATTAGATTTTAAAGAAGAGAAATTAACTTGAATTAGTAAAACAATTTTTACATTAATAAAGCCCCAGTTAGAAGCTAATATTAAAAAATATAAGAATTGAAAAAAAAGCAAAACAGAAGCAAAACAGAAGCAAAATAGAAGCAAAACACAAGGCAATGTAAATGTTAATGTAAATGTAAAGGATAATGTAAAGGAAAATGTAAAGGATAATGTAAAGGATAATGTAAAGGATAATGTAAAGATTAAATATTGAACTCATGTTGAACTTTCCAAAACTCAATATACTGTTTTAACAAATAAATACGATGTCAATACTATTGACCTATTTATTGATAAAATAAATGATTATTGTACTAGAACAAAAAAAAGTTATACAAATTATAATTTAACAATTCAGAACTGGATAAGAAAAGATGAAAAAGATAATCCAAAACAGCATCAACAAAACTTTACTGATTTAGAATTATTTAATCAAAGTTTTGTAAATAATAAATGAGATATAGAACTTAAAAATAAACGATGATTAGAGAAATTCTTCAAAATTAAAAAAGAACGATTAGCAAAAGATTTTATAAATAATAACAAATAAATGAAATTTACACGATGACTACAATGTATAGATGAAAAATTTTGAATGATTGAAGAACAAGAATTAATAATATTTTGATGATTTTCTTGAATTTGAAAAACAGAGTTTGCTTATTTTCTTGCTAGACAAAACGCTTTAAAAAATAATCCAATATGTTATATTAATTTAGAGTTGTTAGAAAATGTAATGTTATCTAGGACAGCAAAAAAGAAAGCCAATATAACTAAATATGATTTTCAAGTTTGAAACTATAATGATTTACAATATAAATTGTATGAAAAACATCTAAATATATTAAATAGTTTTGATCCATTATTATTAAATATAACTTCATTTAATGAAAATCCTGATATATGAAAAATAGAGAAGACCATTAGATTAGGTTATGATAAATGATTTAGATTATTTATTATAGATAATTTAGGCTGTATAGGTTGAAGTGATAACGAGAATGTAAGGTTTGAAAATATTAGTAGAAGTCTACAAATACTAAAAAATAGTATGAGAATTAGTATAATATTAGTACATCATCTAAGAAAACCATCAGATAATAAAAAATTTTATCCATGAGGTGTTGGAGCTTTCAGATGAAGTCAAAAAGTTATTGATAATTCTACACAAGTAGTTGAAATTTGGAGGGATCTAGACCCTGAAAATACAGACGATGAAATAAAAAAGGAAGTTAAATTGATGCAATATAAGGATACAATAGGTTGAAATAATGGAATAAGCAATATTATTTTTGATAAAGGTGAATACTTAGAAGCAATAGAAGACACATATTTTTAAATAATTAAAAAAAATATTATGACAACACAAATAAAATTTATAGCACATAATCAATATGATGACTTTGAAAAACAAATAAATTCATTTTTAGAAACTTGAATAAAATTACAAGGGATCAAATACAATATAACTTCTGATTATAAATTAGAAAATTATTATTATTCTGCTTTAATTATTTATACAAAAGATATCTCATCAAACGATAAACCAAAAGTCATAAAAAATTATGATAAAATAATAGAATCTAGGGATATACTAAAAGATAAAATAAAATTACAATCATATTAATAAAGTATAAAAAGGTCTTGAATTGTTACTTTAAATCAGTAAGATTGATAGTAGTTGATAACCATAAAGTGTCAACAATATTGAAACGAGCAGAAAAGCTACGCTAAACAATCAAATAAGGAATAAAATTAGGAAAAATTAAAGTCGTGATTATTTTTTTCTAACGAGGAGTAAATCTCGCTAAACAATCATTTATAACAAGGGGGTTATTAGTTACTTAGGAGTACACTAGAGGATTACCCTTGTTATAATATTTTATATCTTAGTTACAAAAATATTATGACAGAAACAGATTTAATTATGAGAAAAAAAGCATTTTCTACTACAGCGTTAGTAAATGCTTGAATCCAACTTGATGATAGAATTAAGGAGGTTAAAAAAGAATTAGAGCTTAGTTCATTAACTTTAAAATTAAATGAGCTTAAACAAGAAAAAAAGAACAATCAAGTCTTACTTATCTCTACAGAAAAAGAGGTTATAAAGTATTTATTGTCTACAAATTATAAAGAAGTTGTAAATGATAATGGTGATAAAATTAAAGTAGTAAAAAAATGAAGTTGAACATTAATGAAAAAATGTGAAGATTGAGTGTTTAGAGATTTTACTACTGATGATGTTACTGATTGTTATAAAACAATTAAAACTACAGTAAAAGAGACAGTAAATAAAGCTAAATTAAAAAAAGATTTTAAAGCTTGATTAGTGTTCTTACCATGAGAAATAGTACAAAAATACAATCTATTATATTCAAAAGAATAAAAAAACCTAAAGTAGTATTAGTACTCTAGGATTGTATAAGCAAATAATTACATTCCTTATAACGGGGTGTAATTACAAGTATATATATTTTATAAATTAAAGCAAATTATTATGGATACAAAAACTATTGAATCACTTAACAAAACTTTATTTACTTGAATTGATATATGAAAAGATTATTTTATTGATATATATTGAAGACTTATCAATTATTTAATTATACAAGATATATCTTATTTGATATTTTGTATAACAATTATTATTATACTTTCTTTTATTATATCTATCACTAACAAAAGATTTAAAGCAGATAAGTTTGAAACTGATTATGAAATAGCTATTAATATGATTGGTTTTATTTTTTCAATTGTATTAATAATATGATTATCTGTATGTATATTTAAATCTTCATTTAATCTTATTAAAGATTTAACTATTCCTGAAGTAAGAGTAATAGAATTTTTAACTACTAATTATAAAAAATAAAAATGGAAAAAGAAAATAAAATGATAAGGATTATAAAAAAAATAGAAAGATTAAATTGTTTAAATTGATATATTGGTATAAATTCTAATCACCCACTTTATGAAGTTGAATATTTAGATTTACGAAATGATGAAGCTTTATATTGTGATGTACATTGATGACTTACTTATTCATCACATTTTAATCCTGAAAAATTAGAAAAAGATGATCTATGGTATTTTTGATTTGATACAGCTCATTTTTGAGATGATAATTCATACGTACAAAATGAAGATTATATTAATAAACAATTAGATAATCTTGAAAAGTTTTTACATTCTTATCAAAAAGAAAAATGACTTTAGAACAACTAAAAAAAAAGCAACAGCTACATTTTTGAGATTATTATAGTAATTGATTTCAAGAAAAAGATTTAAAGGCTTGACAAATATTAAATTGACCTATTTTAAAAAAACAACTTGAATTAATAAAAGATGCACAAAAAATCACAGAAAAAAGTATTTTATAATTTAATTAAATAAAAATGCAGATTTTAGATATAAAAAGAGAAGATGATCTTTTATATATTTTTACTAAAAATATTGAAGAAGATATAAAGATATTTAAAAAAAGATATAAAGATGAAGACAATGTTATACATTTATGATATGAAATGCCTTCTATTCAAGATTATACTTTTTTATGAAAAAAATATAAATGTATTTCATTGTGGTATGACTACGAAAGAGGTTTTGCTAAAGATAGTGAAGAAAGTTTTAAAAAATTAATTATAGATGAGCAAAAAATCACAGAAAAAAGTATTTAAAGAAATACGAGATACTAGAGAACATATTTGTGTTAATTGTGGTGTCTTTATATATGAAGCTAAAGCTATAAACTTTTCACATATAAAACCTAAAGGGTTATATCCTGAATTGAAATATGACCCTAACAATATTGAAATAGTTTGTAGCAATTGTCATTGTAATCATCATTGAATAACATTTACAGATTTTATACCTTAAAGATTAATAATGCAACAACAAGAATTTATAGAAAGATTTGATAAATTAACTATTGAAATGAAAGAATTAGTAAAAAGTAAAAATCAAGATTATTCTTGAAATAGAGATGCTTTTCAAAGTCTGAAACTACCTAGTCATCTCTGAATTACATCTACTGAATGTAATATATTTAATATTATATTACTTAAAATTAGTAGAATATCTAATTTACTTAATGGAACACCTAAAGTAGAAACTGAATCGGTTAAAGATAGTTTGATTGATCTATGTAATTATTGATTAATTTTACTTATTTATATTGAGAGTGAAAACGAAAAAGTTTCTTCTATAGAAGCTATACCTACTAAATTTGATAATAAAGGTTTTACTATTAACGATAATTAAAATGAATAATGAAATGGATAATATTAATTATGAACCTATTGATAAAAAAATCTTACAATGATATTTAAGTGTTATTGAAAATTCTTTAAGACTTATTGAAGCGATGTGAAATAAAGAAGAGACTGTTAGATTATCCAATAATAGAGATAGAATTATTTTAGAAATATAAAATAAAAATGGTAATAATAACTAGTCCATTATATGTTATGATACAATGAAAAATTAAAAAGAAATGAAAAAAGCCTAAAGCTATTAAAAGATGATTAAATTTAAATTATTATAAAGGTCGGTTTAGATATACAAGTAATAACATAAAGAAAGAATATAAAAGGATAATAAAACCACAACTTAAAGGATTAAAATTTAAATGAATTATAACACTCTCTTATCAGTTATATTATCCTGATAAGAGAAAAAGAGATAAGGGAAATGTGTTATCTATCATACAAAAATTCTTTTTAGACGCATTAACTGAATGCTGATGTATAATTGATGATAATGATGATTATATTTGAATAGAGATACAACATATACCTATATATGATAAATGAAATGGTAGATGTGAAATTACTATAACAGAAACAAAGAAAGTATAAAAAAGTCTTGAATTGTCATCTTTTATCAGTAAGATAGAAGTAGTTAAAGAAAGTATTTTATATCTTAATTAAAAATCACTATGGCTACACAATATGCAGAAGATAAATACGAAGCAGAAATGGACGATATTATATTGGAGAAACGAATAAAAGAAATCAAATTAGAAGAAGCAAAATAATATTAAATTAAAATTTTTATAACCTTATTAAAAAATACTATGGCATTTTGAAACAACAGTACAAACACTATTTATATTAAATTACTTTGATTAAAAGCAGAACAACCAAAACATTATTTTGAAGTAAATGAAAAAGATTGAGATGATTGGAAAAAAACTGAAGCTGAATTTATTTCTTGACAACTTACTAAGATTGAAGAATGATCTTATGAATATGAGGGTAATATAGTTAATTTAATTAAATTTCATATTGAAGATTGAGATGATAAAATGATTTGGTCTACAAGTTGGACTAATTTAGCTAGATGATTTATCAATAGCTTATTAAATGTAGAATGAGAAGTTTGAAACTTAAAATTAAGTTTATATATTAATGATAAAAAGTATAAATCTATGTGGATAGAACACAATTGAAAACCTATAGGTTGGAAATATACTTATGAAGAACAAAAAGATAAAACTGAAATTATTACAAATAAAAAATGAGATTTTGTTAAAACTGATTATGATTGATTGAATGAGTTTTTATTGGAAGAGTTAAAAAAGATAAAATTTAAAGAGAATATAATTGAAGAGGTTAAATCTAAAAGTGATAAAGATGAACCTATAGATGAATCATTACCATTTTAAAAATAATTAATAGTATGGAGTAATAGTTGGGAAAACCAAGCTAATTGGTGGGGGTTAGCTTATAATATATTTTAATTTATAAACATAAAAAATGTCAACACAAGAAGAAGAAGAATTTGCTACTTACGAGATACATTGAGTATTAATGGATTTAGCAGTATTAAAAGATAAGTTTAATAATTATTTATTTGATAATGATCTAACTAAAACTGATGCTTGCATAAAACTTAAAATTACTAAAACACAAATAGATAATATGATAAAAATTAAGAATTATAATCCTGAACCTGCTACTTGGAAAAAACTTTATTTAATTTATAAATAATAACAAAAATGACTGATAAATTAAAATTAACATTAAATTGAAAAGAAATAGAATTACCTAAAGAATTTATAAACCAAATTGTAGAAGCTGTAAAGGTTGATCCTTTAGAAAGAATAAAACAAAAACTTATTAAACTTTGATTTAATGAAGTAATAGATGTTATAGAATTATGGGATTGATATGAAGCTAAAGATAATTCATGATATAATAAATATTTTACAAAAGATTTAAAATATTATACTATTTGGTATAAATGAGAGATTATAAAAAAATATAATTGATATGTTATTAATACATGAAATTATTCTAAAAAATATTATACTACAGATTTAACAAAACAATCTTGAGCTTATGCAGTATTAGAAGATGTAACCAATATTGAATTCAATAATTTATATAATAACTAGAATATATATGTCAGAAATAACAAATATAATATATAAAATAAATATTATTAAAGATGAGTTAAATAATAATGAAGCTACTGGAAATAGAGTTGATGAACAAATAATTAGAAATTGGAACTACAGATTAGAAGAACTAAAAGAAGATTTAATTTATCTTTTAGCTGGTAAAGATGAAATATAAAATTGAAGATTATGATTGGCTTGATCTAAATGAAGAAAAAATACAAGATATAGTTGATTGAGTAAACACTTTAAATGATTTATGAAAACTAATTTTAAATTATAAATAATAACAAAAATGACAGACACAAATAAAAAGATATTATATTCAATTTGATTATTTATTTGAATATTAGCTTTAGCTATACTCTTAATGACTGCATTTCCTGATAAGAATGAAGCATTAAAGAATGAGATAGATAAACCTATTGTTAAAGATAGGATAGTAATTCTACAAGATGAGTATATAAAAAACGATAAAGCTATAAAATTATACGCTTCTACATATAAATTAAATATTAAAAAAAATAAAGAGATCAAACAAATAATGATTAATCTTAAATTAGATAATAATTGTAGATTAAAAGAAAAAGACTCTATATTTAAATGAATTGAGTTTACTTGATGTAAGAATGAAATTATAAAAAAAAAAGAAATAATGTTGAAGTAATTAATTATGAACCGTATATTCAGACAGATTTAAATATGAGAAAAAGATATGATGATATTTTAAAAAAAATAGATGAGATATGAATAGATAATTTTAGTAAGGATGAAGTTGAAGAATTTCAAAAATATAGCGATTACGTGTATCCAAAGACATATAAAGGATGAGATTGACAAGTTCACGAATGGAATAGAACTATGAGCAGATACGGTTGGAAATTAGATGAAAATTGAGCAAGTAAAGCTTATGTAAAATTGATTAATACAGACAAACAGAATAGAATACAAGAGTTGTTGGCAACATATTGACACTTAGCAGTATATGAAAGTTTAGTATTATTTGAAAGTAAATACAATATATTATTAGAGGTACCAGTATGTATAGCACGAGCCGATAGCTCATTATGAAGAGAACTAAAAACAAAGCACAATTATTGAAATGTATGAAACAATGATAGTTGAGATACTAGGGCATACAACACAAAAAAAGAATGATTTGAAGCTATATTTAGAACTTTGAATAATAGATATTTATGGAATAAACAAACTATTTGAAGTCTTAGTATTTGATGAGGTTGAAAGCCTCCAGTATATGCAACTTCAAAGAGCAGGCGAAATAATAATGTTTTGAATTGTTTAAGCATGTTGAATGATGTACATATTACAAAAGATTTTAATTTTAGAACTAATTAAATAATAATGAATTATAAAGAATGAAAAGTATATTGAGAGATAGATATTTATCATAATAATGATTATTGAAATTTTATTAAAATTCAATTTGAAAAAGATTGAAAATATAGTTTATTTAAAAAAGAATGATGAGAACCTATATCATTCGATTGAAAAACTGATTTTCATAATAGTGTAATTAATTGAGATTACATTAAAATTCAATTTGAAAAAGATTGAAAATGGAGTTTATTTAAAAAAGAATGATGAGAACCTTTATCATTCGATTGAAAAACTATATTTAATAATAGTCTTATTAATTGAGACTACATTGAAATTCAATTTGAAAATGATTTAAAATATAAAAAATTCTATTATGAAGATTTAGAAAAAGATAATGATATAATAGAACTTAATTGACAAAAATATAAAAAATTTTATGACTAAAAAATAAAATGAAAACCGAAAAAGAATTTGTAATAGAAAAAATATTGATTGATATGCAATATGTAACAGATAAATTAAAAATAGAAATAATTAAATCAATAGATATAAATTATAAATGTTATGAGAATATGAGTTTAGAAGAGATATTGAATTATTTTTATACAAACGCTTATTGATATTTTTTAAAAATTATAGAATGATATTCAGATGTATATTCTATTCAATATGATTATGGAGAATATATTGAAAATTGAAAAAATAAAGAAAATAATAAAATTTTAACCAATAAAGATAAACAAATGAATAACTCACAAGAATTAATGTATAATTATTATATGACAAAAAATAAACAAAAAAAGTTATGAGAATTATTGTGTAATACTACAACAGTTTTAAATAAATTAAATGAAAAAATAAAATTAAAAGAAACTGAAAGGGAGGAACTAGAATTTTTATATAATACTTTAAAAAAAAGTATTGATAATATGAACGTAGACAGTATAAAAGAAAATTCAAAATTATTAAATTTATATTTTAAAAACAAATAAAAATGGATAATATAGTATATGAATATGATTGATTAAAGATGAACGCTGTAGAGCTTAAATGAAAGTTAAATAGATTTAGAGTAGAACATTATTATATAACACAATTAGAAGCACTAACACTTTTAGGAATATGTGCACAAACATATTATGATATTATAAAATTATCTTGGCATACTCCTAAATTAGAAACATTAGTTAAACTGCATTTTTTATATACATATTATTAAAAAAATGGAAACAATAAATGAGAATGAATTATCAGAAAAAGAAGTAATGAAAGAAAATCTTAAATGATTAAAAGATGATAGAGAATTATGTTATAAAGAAATAGCTTCACTTAAAACAAGGATCAATAACTTAGAAAAGTTTATGAAAAGTTAAAATTTTATTTTATAAAATACTATTATGTGAAAAAACAGCACTAATTCAGCAATTTCAAGAAGAGAGAAAATAAAAAAGAAAAAGTTGAAAAGAAAGAAATGACCTAAAGAATCTAATCATCATTTAGTCGCTAAGACAAATTCTTCTAAATGATTTAATGTACATAAATCAGCTAACATTAAAAGACTTTGTCATGAAGTACATGTAGCACTACATACTGTATTTTGAACAGAGTTACCACAAGAACAATTACAAACACGATTTGATATACATAGACCTATTTTATGAGAAGTTTCTATTGATATATTTAAATGTTTAATATCATTAGATAGAAATGACTTTTATAAAAAATGAATATGTAGAGAAGATTTTAAATAATAAAATAAAATATGTTAGAAAAATATGATGAAGTAATATTAGTAGATGATAAAGATTTTATATATTATAGAAATAAATGTGATTATTTCACAGAACAATGAATAAGGACTTGAAAAAGTCGGAGATCAATATCAGAGATTGATAGAATTAAATTAGTTTTAGAAGATAAAAAATAAAATGTGGATACCGATGCGAGTGATAATAATAATTATAATAATAATTTTATCTTGATAAAAGAATATAACAATGAGTAAAGAAAAATTTAATGTTAGACCACTAAAAGCAGTTGCTCCTGATAGACTTAAAGATTTTAAAGAAGCTTTACATGAATGTTTAAAGGAAGCTAGACAATGAGATAATCATAAATCAGAAGTTAGATTAGAGTGTTTTAAAAATAGTATAATCACAGAAGACTATTTTAGAAATCAAAAAGATTTATACGATAATAGAGATATTTTATGAACAGAATAACATTCATATTAAATGAGAACGGTGACGTATGATTATGTTATTGAGAGGTAGAAGTAAGATGTAAGGAATCTTTAGTTGAGATACTAGAAACAGTGGACATAGAGTTTTATACAAAGGCTAATTGGAATGAAATAGAAGATGATATTAGAAAAAAGTTTTTATAAATTGATAAAAATAATAATGAAAAAACATATAAGACAACACTCAAAAGATTGTGAATGTTTATTAAATTGACCTTGAGAAATATTTGAATGTGATTGTGATTTTCATATAAAGGTAGTATCTAATGAAGATATTAATCAAATAATAAATTATATAATTGATAGACCAAACACAGATTATATAGAAAAAAAAATATTAATTTGATTGTGAGAATTAAAAGATATTTTAGAAGAGGTATTAATATTTGAAAATAACTAATTTTATTTATAATATAACTATGAAGAAATATGGATAAATACCAAAAGAAGAAGTTGATATTTTGAAAAAAGATAGAGAAGATGAAGGGGATTTAATACTAAATGGTTTTTAGATTAATAAACAAAATAATAATGTATTATAAAAAATGAAAAATATATAGAGAAAAAAAACTATTAGAAATTTCAAAAGAAATTAATAATTTAAATTATTCAACTGTGTTTCGGCGAGTATTAGACAATATAGTCTACGGAGATAGTGGAGACCAAAATATAAAATATCTAACTGAAACTATTGGAGAACTACGAGAAGATAAAGAAAGTAAACTAAATATGCAGTCAAATAAATGTGTAAATTTTATTTATTCAGTTTTAAGATTGAAATTAATAAAAAATAATGAAAGAATACAAAAAAATAAGACAAGAAAAAATAAAAGAAATATTGTGAGATATTGATTTTGATATAAGTTATATTAGTAAATATTGAAAATTAGAAAGAATAAAAGAAATATTGTGAGATATTGATTTTGATATAAGTTATATTAGTGAACATTGAAAATTAGAAAACATAAAAGAATTGAAATGACAAGATTTTCAAGATCCTAATATAAGATATATTTGCCAATATTGAAAATTAGAAAACATAAAAGAATTGAAATGACGAGATTTTCAAGATCATAATATAAGATGTATTAGTGAATATTGAAAATTAGAAAACATAAAAGAATTGAAATGACGAGATTTTCAAGATCCTAATATAATGTATTTATGCGAACATTGAAAATTAGAAAACATAAAAGAATTGAAATGACAAGATTTTCAAGATCCTAATATAATGTATTTATGCGAACATTGAGAATTGGAAATAATAAAAGAACGATTAGCTTTATCATAGACAAAACAACAATGACAAAAAAAGAATGACTACGAGAAATAACTAGATATTGATGTTGATTAACTGATGAAGATATGAATTTAATAGATAATTAATAATTTTAATACTATAACTAAAGAATAATGGAATTTAAAAAATTTGAAAAGATTGGTAGATTATCAAAAAATATGGTAATTACAGAAAAGATTGATTGAACTAATTGATGTATAATTATTGATGAAAATAATAATATACAAGTACAAAGTAGAAATAAAATTATAACTCCTTGAAAAAAAACTGATAATTATTGATTTGCTTTACGAGTTGAATCAAATAAAGATGAATTGTTAACATTATGAAAATGATATCATTATTGAGAACGATATTGAAACTGAATACAAAGAACATATTGATTAAATGAAAAAAGGTTTGCGTTATTTAATACTTGAACACGGGACGAAAAGACAAAACCTAAATGTTGTGAAGTAGTACCAGTTTTAAGTAAAAGAACATTTGATACACAAGAAATAGATAGAGTTATGCTAGAATTAAAATATAATGGTAGTAAAATAGCTCCTTGATTTATGAATCCTGAATGAATAGTTATATTTCATACGGCTAGTTATACATTATTTAAAAAAACTTTTGATTTTGATAAATGAAAATGGAATAGATAATAAAAAAAAGATAGGTACTTGCAATATCTATCTTTTTTTATTCTATAATTTATAATTATTCTTTACGTACTCATTAGTTTTATGTAAATAATTTCTTAACTTATCATCTTTAAATTTATCATGTATATAAGAATTTACTTTCATCAATGTATTTAACAATAATTTATCTTTCTTAGATACTGTCTTTTTATTTTTAAAAGTTATAACCTTTTTCAGATAATCCATATTAAAATTCGTTCAAGGACAAGTTTTATTAGAAAATTCATTATGTCAATGAATTGTAATATTAAATCAAGTCTTTAACTCTAATATCAACTCAATTAGTGCCTTGTATTGTGCATCTGTTGGTATCTCTTTGTCAAAATTTCAAGTTAAACAAATTCATATTGATGTTTTATTGACTTTTAAATTTGATGCATGGTATCCTACTTCTTTTAACGGTCTAGTCTTAATGATTTTTCAATCATATCCTATTAGATAATGGTAAGCAATATGATATCAATATCAGTTAGGATTAGGGTGTAATCTTAGTTTATGACTTCTATTAAAAGAAGTAACACATTTGTAAATATTAGGCTGTTTAGTAGCCGAGTGATGAACAACTATTCTATTTATTTCTCTCATTTTTGTTTATTTTAATTCATAAAAATTTTACTCATCAATAACATAACAATACTGAATAATATTCCAACTAGCCATCGTCAAAATTTATCTTGTCAAGCCTTCAATTTGTCTATATCTTGCTTTTGGTCTTTTTCAATTTTTTCTATTTCATATCTAGTTACAAATAATTGAGTCGCTGAATTACAAAAGTTATCCAGTTTTTTCTCAATTTTATCTAGTTTGTCAGTAATCATTTCCACATTTTGAGAAATTAAACAATTGTCTTTATCATTCTTTATCAATGATTTTTCTATACTTACAAGTCTATTGGTTTGATTACATTCATGCGTCATTTTATTGTTTGTTAATATAATTATTTAATTTTTTTATAAAACTTTTTATTAAAGGTCTTAAGTTTTTTGTAATTACTATCATTAATGGAACTAATCATAATAATGCTTCAGGTTGTAGTCTTCATAATTCTGCTAAGATATATGCAAGAATACAATCTAATAATCACCAAGCGAACTGTTTAAATTGTTTGTTATTTCGTACTTTTTTAAATGTATCCATTTTATTATTTTTTAATATCTAAAATTTCTATTGGTCTATTATCTGTAAATATAAAATCTTTGACTTGTACTTCTCAATCGTACCAAGTATTTAATATTTCGTTAATTTCTAATTCTGTTTTTTCTTCTAACTTAAAATCAAATACTGATACTGGTATAGTTTCTATTCAATCTAATATTCAAATATAAGTTAGTCAATCTGAATAAGATGTTTCAATAAATTCTCATTCTCAATTATAATCCCAAAACTCATCAGTATTAGGGTGTATAATTCTTTGTGGATTGACTTGTATAGCCGTTCGTATAATGTATTTTTTCATATTTATATTTTATAAATTAAAAAGGATATTGATTTCAATTTCAACTATTCCATAATTCGGTTATTTCTGTTGTTGTTAATACTCTAGTCCAATATCAAAATCAATCTAAGGTTCAATTAAAATATGTTGTTCAATTTGTTCTTCTTCATATATCTAAATCTACAGTTGCTGCAACTGTTCACCGTGTATCTAATAATCTTTCAGTTCAATTATCTATATCTAAATAAGATCAATTAGCAGTTCAACTATCACAAGCACAAACAACTAAATGCCAATCTAGATCACCATATGTATTAGCTGAGACTAATATATCATCAATAAAATCATCAAATTGTATTTTTTCTATTGAATTATAATAAACAGCTAAACGATTATTGTTTAGAATTAATCAAGTTGATGAAATTAAATCTGCTTTAAACCAAAAAGCAAAAGTAAAAGTTGTTCATTGTCTAATTGGTGCATCTATATAATCATTAGCTCAATCAAATATTCTAGCTCAATTCACTAATCAACTACTTGTATAAGTAGTTCAATTATTTGTTCATGTGTTTGAATTTCATGTAGCATCTGTTATTAATGTACTACTATCAAATTTATAATATGTATCTAAACCTGTCAATAATGTGCTATCTTTCTTGAAAACATATGGATTAATTAAATATGTCATTTTTATTGGTGTCCTATAAGATAAATCTTTGCTCCTTTTGCTCATGTACCTGCTGTATCAATATCTATTGTAATCTGTGCATCATCTGCAAGACTACTATCACTTATTACTGGAGCTGTTGTTGCTGTTGTAGATGTTAATTCAGTTGCATCTATTGTTATCTCTGTACTAAGAATACTTGTTCATCACTCATTTATATCAAACTTTGGTAATCAAGAAGTAGAAGCTGTTGTTAAACTTGCTCTAACTCATGTAACTGTGAAAGCATAAGGCATTCTAAAAGTTACTTTTGCTGTTCAAGTTGTTATAGCTGTTGTTTCATCAGAAATTGCTATTACAAAACTTTCAGTAACTGTTAATTCACTTGGTGTTTCGCTTATCCAATCTGTTCAATTAGAAGTTAATATATTTCAATCTGTTCATGGCACTACACTAGGAACGTTTTTAGAATCTTTAATAGCTTTTGCTGAAGCATATTTAACATCATCTGTTCAAGTATCTAATTCAGTTCATATTGCTACTATTTCATCTCATGTATTAGTTCAACTATTAGTTCATGTTATATTAGAAGTTAATGCTAGTGTTCATGTAGTTGTAGGTAACGTTAAAGTTCATGTATTTGATATAGATGATATAACAGGAGCTGTTAATGTTTTATTTGTTAATGTTTGTGTTCAAGTTAATGTTACATCTCAAACATTAGTTGTGTAACCTGCTCAATTAGTTATTGCATTATTATTTAATGATATATTAGCTGTTCAATCAAATGAAACTCATGCTATTGTTCTTGCTGTTGCTAAAGCTGTTGCTGTAGCTGATAATCATGTTGTATCTTGATTTAATGGAAAGTCTGTTGTATATACTCAATTAGTTACTGTTCAAGAATTTCAACTTATATCTCAAGTTATTGTATTAGTAACAGTTAAATCTAACAAAGTTCCTACACTTGTTAAACTTGAATTAATTACTGTAGATTTTAATGTTGTTCATGTTAAAGTATTTGCATCTGCTGTAACTGTTATATTTTCTGTTCAATCAAACGATACTCAATTTATTGTTCTTGCCGTTTCTAATTTTGTTGCTGTTCAAGAAAGTCCTGTAGTATCTTGGTTTAATGGAAAATCAGTTGTATATACTCAATTAGTAACTGTTCAAGAATTTCAACTAGTATCTTGGTTTCAACTTGTATTTACTCAAGGCAAATCTATATTAGCTGTTCAATCAAAACTTACTCAACCTATTGTTCTTGCTGTGTCTAATTTTGTTGCTGTAGCTGATAATCAAGTAGTATCTTGATTTAATGGGAAGTCTGTTGTGTAAACTCAATTTGTTACTGTTCAAGAATTTCCACTAGTATCTTGATTTCAAGCTGTATTTACTCAAGGTAAATCTATGTTTGAACTTCAATCAAAACTTACTCATCAAATCGTTCTCGCTGTTGCTAGTGCTGTTGCTGTTGCAGATAATCATGTTGTGTCTTGGTTTAACGGAAAGTCTGTTGTATATACTCAATTTGTTACTGTTCAAGCATTTCAACTAGTATCTTGGTTTAACGGAAAATCTGTTGTGTATACTCCATTTGTAACTGTTCAAGCATTTCAATTTATATCTCAAACAATAGTATTAGTAACAGTTAAATCTAATAAAGTTCCTACACTTGTTAAACTTGAACCTAATATTGTAGATTTTAAACTTGTTCAAGAAAGTGTTGTTGCATCTGCTGTTACTGTTATATTTGCACTTCAATCAAATGATACTCAATTAATTGTTCTTGGTGTAGCTAATGTTACTGCTGTTGTTGCTGTTCAAGATGTGCATATAGTATTATCACCTGTATTAGTTCAACTATTAATTCAAGTTATATCTGTTGTTAATGCTAGTGTTCCTGTAGTTGTAGGTAGAGTTAAAGTTCATGTATTTGATATAGATGATATAATAGGAGCTGTTAATGTTTTATTTGTTAACGTTTGTGTTCATGTTAATGTAACATCTCAAACGTTAGTTGTGTAACCTGCTCAATTTGTTATAGCATTATTGTTTAACGATATATTTGCTGTTCAATCAAACGATACTCAAGCTATTGTTCTTGCTGTTGCTAAGGCTGTTGCTGTTCAAGAAAGTCATGTAGTATCTTGATTTAATGGGAAGTCTGTTGTGTATACTCAATTAGTAACCGTTCAAGAATTTCAACTAGTATCTTGGTTTCAAGCTGTATTTACTCAAGGTAAATCTATGTTTGAACTTCAATCAAAACTTACTCAACCTATTGTTCTTGCTGTTGCTAGTGCTGTTGCTGTTGCTGATAATCAAGTAGTATCTTGATTTAATGGGAAGTCTGTTGTGTAAACTCAATTTGTTACTGTTCAAGCGTTTCAACTACAATCACCAGTTATATTTCAATTTAATGGTCATACAAATCATGTAGCTGTTAATATTGAAGTTGCCGAATTAAAAGATAATCAAGCATTTGTTTTTGGTCATAAATCACCTGTTGCTGCAGTAAAGAAAGACGGAAAACATGTTGTATCTGTTACTTCATTTGCTACTGTTATATCAGTAGGTGTTCATCAACCTCATGCTGTTAAATCAGTTCAATTCCAAGTTAAAGCTCATGCTATATTATATAATCTGTCTGTTGTTGTTGTTGGTGCTGTTGTTTGTCCAAAATATATTGATTTCTTTTTTGTATTGTTTTGGTCTGAATCTGCTTCTAATCTTATTGCTGTTCAAGTTGTATCAGTTATTCAAGTTCAATATCAAACTGAAATTATATGATTATTACTATCTATATATTCTTGTCATGTTACTAAAGATGAAGTACCATTTGCGTTCGTTCTATATCACATTACAGTTGAATAAACTCAACTAGCTATTGTTGAATATCAAACTGCTGTTGCATAATTTTGACTAGCTGTTGTACTTTGTCCCATAGCAAGTGAATATCATCAACTTGCTGTTGTTGATTTCCCCATAGCTAATGAATAATTTCAACTTGCTGTTGTTGATTTTCCCATAGCTGTTGAACCTATTCATATACTAGCACTATCCCATTCTGTAGAATATACGGTTCAAGCTCTAAAACTTCAAAGACTTTTATCAAAAAACATTCTACTATCATGAGCTGAATTTCAATCATCATCTAAACTATCACTTCCAAAAACAAAATCATCTGTTCATAAAGCTCAAGGAGTATTGCTTGTTATGTTAGAGGTTGTTTCAAATGCTCATCAAGCACTTACTGCTTCAAAAGTAGGTGTTCATGTAGTACCATTGCTTTTAAAATATGTATCAGCTGCACCTAATGCTACTTCTTTTAATATTCATGTATTATCTTTATATATCACAGAATTATCAGCTAATCATTCTAATTCTCATAGTGCTAATAATTCATCAGGTGATAATTCTGCTCGTACTCTTGCCATAGTTATATTATTTAATTATAAATAATTTAATCAAAAGGTTACATAGTGTAACCCCTTGCAAAAATTACTTCTTCTTTGGTTTTTCTAGTTCTTTATTTAATTTGTTTAGAACTCCAACTGCTCATTCAATTTGAACTTGTCTTGTAACCCTCTCTTGAATAGCTTGATTATAAGTCTTAATCTCTTCACGGTCTTTTATTATTCAATCGTTTAGTTCTTTAAACTCATTAGTCAAGTCTTCAATTTTCTTGTCATAGATTTTTTTCATTTATTATTATGATTATTTTATAAAACTTTATTATATTATACTGATTTTTATTTAATTATCAAATTTTATTTAAATTTCCTGTACATCAAGTCGGACTTTTACGTTTTTTCAACTTGAAGAACTGTAAACACTTGCAGAAATTTTTGTTCAAACATTAAATATAAAATCAGTTGCGTCACCATTTCAACTTGCTTTTCATTTCTTGCTTGAGAAAATCGTTTGTTCAAAAAATGTACTTCAACTATCAGCACTAAATCTAATAATTGTGTTTTCGTCTGAACTCGGATTCAGTGTATATCAAATAACTTTAAACGGTTTTGTTGCTGTTGCTACCGTTCTAATTTCAGTATCAGTACCCCATGTATTATCTCATCAATTCACTGTTATTCAATCAACATTTTCTGGCTCAACATAAATTGGAAATTCTCATGTAATACCATTATAATGATGATCTCAAACTTCATCATCTATATTTGTAGTGTTTTCGTGAAAATGTATATCATAAAAATGTTGTGAATTTCAAGCATCAATATTAAGTCATAAAGCACAACCTCAAATATCAATAATATCAAAATAATTATTATCACTATCAGTATCTAATATATGTATTGCATTTAAACAAAAATGTATATTCATATCTTTAGAAGTATTTATACTAGCATTATTAATATATAGACCTGTAGAATAACTTACATTTCAAATAATTTCTACATCTTCTAATCTTCAACCTAATATAGTTCCACCAGTTCAATCAATATCAATTATTTTTGTAGCACTTGTTGTAGCACTAGCATTAAATCAACAATGTCTTATTCTATAACTTGAATTGGTAAATTTAATAGTATTTACTGTTCAAGCTGTACTTATTGCCAAATCGTTTATTCAAACCTTTCAAGTGAATTTCATCACATACTCAGCTGTTGCGTTTGTGTTTGTTATTATTGCTCGTCTTCTGTGAGTTCCCTTTATTTCGTAGTTTCAAGTTCGTGTAGGGGTTCAACTGGTATTTATATCGTACGGAGTAGCTTTTGGTCAAATCATAATCAAAGTACAATGATTTGCATCGGTACTTGCATTATCTAATGCTGAATTAATTGTATTATATGCTTTATCCCATGTAGATCAATCAGAATTATCTCAATCAGGACTAACATATAATGTCGCTGTCATTGCACGACTTGTTATAGAACTTCATATAGAAGATAATATTACTTCACTATCTTCACATAATTGATTATCCGTATTACTTCTTCACATTCTTATTTATTTTATAATCTAAATATAATTTATCTAATCTTTCTTTCTTTAGATTTAACTTCCTTTCTTTCTTCTTTAATCATAATTTCTTCTCTTCTAGGTCATTTTGGAGCTTAAACATAGTTCTCATTGTGCTCTTCTTCTTATTCTCGAGTTCTGTCATAGTAAGCCATTGATTGTTCAGCTCGACCTGTACTTTTCTCTTTAACGAGTATTGTTTTGTAAGAACTGTCAATAGATGGTCTAATTTTTTCTTATTTTCAGTTAAATCTATAGCCTTGTCTAATAAAAGTTTCTCTTCCAACTTCAATATCTCTGTTTTTAGTTTTTTTATATAACGATTATAGTTATTTATTCTTTCATCAAAGTTATCACTTTTACAAACTATATGTAAATCAAGTTCATCTATAGATAATTTTAATCAATCTATAATCTCTAAATTTCAATCTATTATAACTTTATCTTTTATTATAATATTTCTTATATCTGATAAGACTTTTTTCTTACTTGCTATTTCTCATTCCAATAATCAAAGCTCTTGTGATCTCTCTCTTAGCTTTTCATCTATTCATTGTAATCTTTTTCTTTTTTGTGTATCTGTTATCATACTATTTTGGTTTATGAATTAGAATAACATTTTGCATATACATTTACTTTTCATGCTGAATATGCTGTAATTGTGAATCATAGATAATCTATTCAATTTGTGTTTACTTCATATAATCTTACATCATCAGTTCAAGCAAAAGCTACTCATGTATCTCAATCTATTGAAGCTCAATCATTTAAACTTATTAGTTGTACATATTCCCAAGGGTTAGATGCACTAGCTACTGAACTAAAGTCTATTGCACTATCTATATCTGCATTAGTTATATCAAATGCTCATTGTGTCTTAATTGTAAAATTTGCACTACTACTTGATGATAAACAAAAAGTAACATTTCTAAAATCTCTTACATCTATAGCTTTTGTTCATGTAGCTGCTTTTTCTGTAAATACTATTTGTGTTAGTTGTACTCTATTCATTTGTTTTATTATTTAATATTTAAATTATTTATTCTTAAAAAGACCTGTATTAAATCATTTTTTTAATGATTTTTCAAAATCTGTTAAAGCATTTTTAGTTTTACTTTTTATATTCTTTATATCTTTAACTACTCTATTAGGGTTTAACATTCATTCACTCAATGTCTTCTCTATTCAACTATCTATATTTTTCACACTTTCAGATTCTTTTAATTTAGTTTTTTTAGATTCTATCTTATTTTGTTTAGTTCTTTCTTTTAATATATTAGATTCTAATATTTCTTTTATTCAATTTTCAATATCTTGTATTTCATTATCTGTTTTAATTTTTTTAGTTTTTTTTTTATTT